GGCCTTATTCAGACCGTCAATTCTGCCCTTATGCAGTCTGAGAATGCTCAGAATGCATGTGAACGTATTGGTCAAATGTACCAATACTTCCTCTCAAGGTACCCGAATGACCTGCGATGCAGGGCTAGTAACAGCCCCGGTCGACAGGCTCGAGTCCTGAGGATAGCTCCTGACAAGGGAGCCAGGCCTCGAACCTCAGAATTACAACTTTTAGTTGATCTTCTGAGGGTCTCCCAATCTTCTGATTATGAAAATCAAGACTTGGGAGGTGGTGGGATTGAACGATAACGTTCAATCGCAGTTTCGCGTGACTGGTCAGGATCTATTTGACTCTGACCAACTCCAATTCTCTCAGGCGGCTTTAATGGCCGTATTAGTAGAGTTGGAGCACGGGCATCCGGGCACATTAGCCTTTGTAGTTAGGCTGATGGCCCTAGCGGCAGACGGATGGCGTTTCAACGCCACCGCCTCGGACCCCCAAAGATCATTGGAGGTCCAAGCCGAGTTAATTTCGCTGCTGATAGACATCGATAAGAGTCTATCTGCACGCCAGCGCACAGGAGGTATCCGATGATGGACACCAAGACGAACACTGCGACGGCAGTATCCGTCAAAGAGCATCCTTCTGAGGTACGTCAAGTACTCAGAGAGGAAGAGATGAATACCCCAGAAAGGGTTTCACCTCAGAGGACGAAACAGGAGCCTAAAGTCCAGAAGAAGGCAAAACCTTCTAATGGAATTAGGAAACTGAAAGAGGCATTGGCGAAAGCCAGAAGCCAAAATCAGTCGTTGGCCGAGCTCGTGAAGAAACGAGAAGCCAACTCGCCTGCATTCAAGATCAACGAGGATTCGTTGGATCTTGAATATTCCGTCGTGATGGGAAAGCAGCGATATACTGCTACCCAACCACTAGTGAAAGGCGAGCTCGCAAAGGCGCTCGCCCCACTGTTGGCACCCTTCATAAGGGTGGCCAACGCTCTCCTCCAAGGTCACGATTTACGTGAGTTGAAGGAAGCGCGCGTTCGAGACAATGACGGAAGATTAACCGATCAGCGTCTCAAACTCGATGGAGAGCAACTTTATGTTGCTAATCCCATCGATGACCTTCGCTATCAATGGAAGGTCTTAGAGAAATCCGAAACGGTGAAAAACGCCATCGGATTTCTGGTAGATCAAGCCGCGTTTGACGGCATTGATCTTACCACATGCCCTGGAGTCACGAAAGGTGATTCCCATCGCAAC